GAGTTGCTGAGTGTATGTCTTCAGATTTTTATGCTTACATAACTGGCAACATGGTAGCCTATTTATCTCAGGAGGATAAAAAGATCAGGCTTAAAAAGTTAACAGAGACAATGACTAATAGAAGCGACAGAGGTGATGTCCTTTTCGATATGTTAGATTTCATGGAGGCTGAGATTAAAACTATATCTGAGATAAGGGGTATTGATATACCAGACATTAAAGATCAGTTGAAGGTATTGTATAGCGATATTAAAAGAAGGATGGAGTCCGATGATATGATTGGTTTACCAACTGGGTTTCAATCGCTAGATAAGTTTACTGGTGGATGGCAAGAGACTGACCTTGTTATTATTGGTGGTGCATCATCTATGGGTAAGACATCACTTGGTCTAGCCTTTTGTTATAACTGCGTTAAGGCTGGTGTTCCTACTGCAGTTTTCTCTTACGAGATGGGGGATACCCAGCTACTACAGAGATTAGTTTCACTAGAGAGTGAGGTAAACAATAGGTATATAATGAAAGGTTCACTGGAAGGTGATGAGTTTAATAGAATCAATAGAGCCATAGGTAAACTTGAGAATACTTGTTTGTACGTTGATGAGTGTAAAGACTCGTCTCTTCGATACCTTTTAAATAAGATAAGGCAGTATGTAATTACTAAGGATGTTAAGTTCTTTTTAGTTGACTACCTTCAGTTAGTTAAGGCTTCTGGTGCTTCAAGAGAACAAGAGGTGGCTGTTGTGGCTCGTGAGCTTAAAAATATAGCTAAGGAGTTGAACATAACAGTTGTTGCTTTATCTCAGCTAAGTAGAGGTGTAGAACGTAGAGATGGGTGTAGACCTAGCTTATCTGACCTTCGTGAGTCTGGTGAGATAGAACAAGCATCAGATATTGTTATGCTTGTGTATAGACCTGAGTACTATGGCATAATGAATGATGATAGTGGAAGGTCAACAGAAGGACTGGTAGACCTTATTATAGCTAAGGGAAGGAATATAGGTACTGGAACGTTACCACTAGTATTTAAGAAGGAGTTTACAAAGTTTGTAGATCCACAAGATTTTACTGAAAAGTTTATTTCAGTACAACCAAATGAATCGTTTTAGTTATGAAAGATGCATCAAAAAGAATAAGGAAGGTGAGTAACCTAAGTGCGATAGATAAAATTACTTCTCGTGTAGAACGCATAAGCATGAGCAAGAAAGATAGAGAAGTAGTTTTAGATATAATTAAAGCCTTGTATGAGTTTAGAGAAATATCTATAAACATTGTAGATACCAGAAATAGATACCTAGTAGATACAAATGTTGCTATAGCTTCATGTATAAGAAATAATTTATCATTACCCTTTCAGTTAATAGGAAAGATATTTAATAAGCACCACGCATCTATAGTACATTATTGTGGAAACCATGATAACTTATATACATATGATAGGAACTACAAGGAGATGTACGACATGGCTTATGACATCATTGAGAGTCATGGTATTAAAGATAATATTGTAGACTCTGTCTTAAGTGCAGAGGGTGAGGAAACAAAAAACAAAAGAACTCATAGAATAAAATTACTAGAGAGAGAGAATAGAGCTTTAAAACATAGTCTAACTGTCGCTAATAGTAAGATAGATAAGTTAAATGAGACTATTCAAAAGTTATCTAAAATATCAAATTGGTAGTATGAGAAAGGAAATATATTACGCAAAGATAAACTACGAGTGGAGGGTGGTTAGATACGTTAAAGGTGTTAAAAAACCAGCTAAGAATTGGAACAAGGCTAGTATTACAACTACTACAACAGATATAAACGTTGAAGATCTTAACAATAATAAGTTTTATATGAAAAGATTAAAGTATAAACATAAATCTTCTTACGACATACAAGTTAGGGTTACTAGTATAGAGAACCCTAAGTACTTATGCATGTCTAACGATGTATATTAAAATACGCTTATGAAATTATTTTGTGAAAATTGTGATAAAACAACTGATGTTACTAAGTTTACAATAAAAGTGGTTGATAATAAGGTAATTAAGCCTGAGTCAATTTGCGATTGTGGTAAACAAATGAAAGACGTTTCAGAGTATAATGGTTTTGGTGGTATCATTAAAAGACCAGGAGGAAAAGTAAAAGGTAAAAATTAAGTATAACAATTAAATTAAATTAACATGATTTTATTGCCCGTATTAGTAATCGTAACTATATCTGTTTTAGTTGCTTGGAACATGGTTAAATATTCTAAAAGAGTTAAAGAAAATGAAGAACATAATAAAAGGAGTGCTAGAAGCATCAAAGAAAAGAAACCTAAATCTAAACGTAGTACAAAGATTTCTGAAGATCAAGTATCGAATAAACGCAAGTATAAAAGTGCTAAGAAAAAGGCTATTAAATCTAAAGTAAAGAAAAATGCAAGAACAAATAAAGAAAAAGTGTAATGAGATAAGAGATCTTCTCTTAGAGAAAAACAAGTCTTATGGTAACTCAGTATTTGACAAAGGAGTCTTGTTTAATGTTGATCCTATGTACGCTATTCAAGCTCGTATAAACGACAAACTAAATCGTATTAAGAGTAAAAAGACTTACATGAGTGAGAACGATCTATTAGACTTAACAGGTTATTTAATACTTCTTCAGGTTCACATAGATGAGGTTAGCAGAAAGATGAGTGAGACCATAAAGTCTGCAGAAAAGTACGAAGGAAGTGAAACACCATTCACTTACGAGTGGTCTATAGGTAAAGATGATGAGACTGGAACCTCGATTTGAAAGTCAAGAGGATAGAGAAAGAGAAGCTGAAACTCTTCGCATCCTACTCGAAGGAAAAGATTTAACCTTTGAGCAGTTAGGCAAGTACGCACCAGTAGATGCTGAGATTATAGACAACAAGACTATGAAGGTTGTGTCCTTGTGTGAGATTAAAACCATGAGTCTTAACATGGAAAACATAGAGAGAGTAAGGACTTCTGTAAGGAAGATACAACATTGTCAAAAAGAAGCTCTTCATAAAGAACTACCTTTGTGTATAGCTTGGAGATTTCTCGATGGAATTGGTTATATTTGGATGCATGAAATAACAAAAGCCACAGTTGAGTGGGGTGGCATGAAGAACCCACGACCAGGATCTATATGGGACAGAGAACTTTTATTTTATATAGACCTAGATTTATTAACTATAATTAAATTTTAGACATGAACAAGCAACAGAAAGATCAAGATCAAAAGTACAAGTACTTGAAGTTTGACTGCGAAATGAGGGCTAGGGTATTAGAGATAGCCTCAGGATTGCCAACAAGTAAGAACGCTAAGTCTCTTTTAGAGAACGCAGGTAAACTTGCTAAGTATGTATTTGGTATACCAGAAGCTCCTAAAGAAAAGAAATAATTCGTATCTTGCAGGCTATAATAATATAGCATGGCAAGTAAAAGCACTAAACATTATAAAAAGAATAAGGAGTCGTATAAGAAAAAAAAGAAGTACGACTCCGAATATTCTTCTTCAGAGAAACGAAAGAAGTATCGTGTTAAGCTAAATCTTTTCAATAGAAAGAATGGAAAGAAAGGTGATGGAAAGGACGCTTCGCATACTAAATCTGGTAAGCTTGTTTTAGAGAATCAATCTAAAAATAGGGCTAGGAATAGAGGTAAGAAATAATTATTTCATATCTTAGCTTAATGCGATTCAAAAGAAGAAAAGGAAAGCAGATAACTAAAGCTAAGAAACACGTTGCAGATGGAATCACATTTGCCTCTGGCTTAGAGCTTTACTGCTACAGAGCCCTTAAAAAAGCAAAGATCCCCCACGAATATGAAGGAAAAACCTTCGAGCTTGTAGAGAAATTCAAGTTCGAGGGTATCCTTATGGATAAGGGGAAAACAAAAGGTAAAACTACCTTTAAACAAAAGCCTGGTAATATAAGAAATATATCTTACACACCAGACTTTATTAATTTAGAGAAAGGTTTTATCATAGAAACAAAAGGAATAAGAACCCCTGAGTTTAAGATGCGATTCAAGCTGTTTTTAAAGTATCTTTATGATACCGATCAAAAATTAGACGTATATGTCCCATCAAATCAAAAGGAGGTCGATATTACAGTCGATACCATCTTAGGTCGGGGTTCTAAAAAACGAGAGTAAGCTGCGTGAGTGCTGCATATATAAATCCTAGCTTTAAGCAATATGGGCTAGGTTGTTCTTGTATTCGGGGGGAAGTTGAGATTTGGTCGTCCATGCAACCCCCCAATACTTTTTAAAATAACATAATAATGTTATACAATAAAGATGAGGATTTAATAGAC